ATGACAAAATCATGGAGCGTACCTTTTCCTGAATCAGAAACTGAACATGATGGAATGCCTGTTTTCTGGAGATTCCAGGCGACAGTTGAAGAAGATGGGATAAAAATATTCGCACTTCAATATATAGCTTTTCATCAGACAGAGCATTATGCATGGTTGGTTCCTGCGCATTGGATTGTTAATTTTAAACCAGCACCAAATCAGTGGTTACAGGAATGGAAACAAAGGAGAAATAGATATGCAATTAAGAAAGTAGCAAAAAATGCAGAAAGATCTTTTGCATTCCCAACGAAGAAACTTGCCATTGAAAGTTTATTGCGCCGGAAGGAATACCATTTAATGAGAATCAAACAAGATTTGGCTGTTGTATCAACTCTTGTTGATGGTATGAAGAATATTGATACATCAACACCAGATATTGAATATAACTTTGGACACAACCAAGAAACAGAAAATTGGGTATTTTATTAGTACGAATAAGCACTGTGTATTCATTCCAACGAGTGAATACACGGAGCAATGTCGCTCGTAACTAAACAGGAGCCGACTTGTTCTGATTATTGGAAATCTTCTTTGCCCTCCAGTGTGAGGGCAATTTTTTTGACGGAGGATATATGAAATTACGTGTCTGGCATATCCCGCAAGTACCTATGAAGCCGTTCATTGTAGAAGTGGCAAGTGTTGAAGAGGGTGTTCGTCTGATGGACGCACTGGCTGATTATGACGCCTTTCAGTATGACAACAACATCAAGCCTGATTACTGCAATGCTAACGGCCTTGAGATGTGGGATGAGAGCCTTACCGATGAAGATTTATCAGAGATGGGGCTTACTGATCGCTGGGTGGATTGGTACAGCGAATGCCAATGTTACGACGACCCACGTAAATATCTCGAAAGCCTGAAAGAAGAAACATCAGCCGCCTAAGCGCGGCTTTACCGCATACCAATAACGCTTCACTCGAGGCGTTTTCGTTATGCAATCAAATATAAGGAGTTACCCATGATGCACTTTCAGCTCGCGGGTAGCGGCGTCATGTCCGCTTTCTACCCGCACGAATCTGAATTATCACGCCGAGTTAAACAATTAATCAGAGCAGCAAAGAAACAACTGGAGGCGTTATGCGCAATGAAATAGCCATTAATCACCAGATGCTTCGTGCTGCACAGAACAAAGCAGTAATAGCCCGATTTATTGGTGATTCCAAAATGTGGCTTGAAGCAAATAAAGCGATGAAATCAGCTATCAACCTTCCGTGGTATCGCAGGAAATGAGTTTTACAGATAACTGGTCAGACGAAGAATTCATTCGTCAGATGAAAGATTTAATCGGTAACGAAGGAGATATTCATGTCACTTGCAACCACAGTGAAGGAGAGCAAGTTACAGAGACGCATGTACACGCAGCAGGCGTTAATGTATCGCCAGAAGGGAGATCGTGAAGGTGTTCGCGTATTTTTAAATGCGGCAAAGACTGAAGTATTAAATCAGCGTTATTTCCTTGGGCCGTGTCCATTCTGAGGTGAATTATGGATTTGAACAAATTCGATGAGCCATTCTGCCCTGAAGATATCGAATGGCGAATACAGCAAAGCGGTAAAACACGCGATGGCAAGGTGTGGGCTATGGTGCTGGCTTATGTCACGAACAGGGCAATCATGAAACGCCTGGACGATGTTTGCGGCAAAGCAGGATGGCGCAATGAATACCGCGATATTCCCAACAACGGAGGCGTTGAATGCGGCATATCAATCAGGATTGATTCCGAATGGGTAACCAAATGGGATGCTGCTGAAAACACGCAGGTAGAAGCCGTAAAAGGTGGTCGTTCCGGTGCAATGAAGCGTGCTGCCGTTCAGTGGGGAATCGGTCGGTATCTGTATAACCTTGAGGAAGGTTTCGCACAAACATCTCTCGATAAAAAGCAGGGGTGGCACAGGGCAAAACTGAAGGATGGAACAGGATTTTACTGGCTTCCTCCATCGCTGCCGGGATGGGCAATCCCAGCATCAGATAACAAACCATCACCAGAAAATACCAACCAGAAATCTCCATCGGTTGACTGCGAACAAATCCTGAAAGACTTCAGCGATTATGCGTCAACAGAAACTGACAAGAAAAAACTCATCGAGCGTTATCAGCGTGACTGGCAATTAATGGCTGGCAATGAGGAGGCGCAGGCTAAATGCGTTCAGGTAATGAACATCAGAGTTAACGAACTAAAACAGGCGGCATAAATGGCAAGCAGAGGCGTAAATAAGGTGATTATCCTTGGTCGGGTAGGACAAGACCCGGAAGTTCGATACTCACCATCAGGTACAGCGTTCGCTAACCTGACAATAGCCACGTCAGAACAATGGCGAGATAAAAATACTGGCGAGCAAAAGGAATTGACTGAATGGCATCGTGTTGCTGTATCCGGGAAACTGGCTGAGGTTGTGGGGCAGTATGTGAAAAAAGGTGATCAGATTTATTTCGAGGGAATGCTGAGAACCAGAAAGTGGAAAGACCAGTCAGGGCAAGACCGTTACACAACCGAGGTTCATGTCGGAATTAATGGCGTGATGCAAATGCTTGGCGGAATTGGCGACAGCAAACAACAAGCAGCCAGCAGGCAATCACAGAAGCCACAGCAGCAATCATCACCTGCACAACACAACGAACCTCCGATGGATTTTTACGACGATATACCCTTTGCACCAGTAACTCTCCCCTTCCCTCGTCACGCTATTCACGCAATTTAATCAGGAGAAAACCATGCCAGCGCCTCTATATGGTGCGGACGACCCGCGCCGCTGTTCCGGCAATTCCATATCGGAGGTGCTGGAAAATATCAAGAATAATCTCGACGCGTTTCTTGCTCTGCCACCAGAAACAAAAGAAGAACGGAAGTACCGACGCGATATACAACTCGCAGAAAAACAGGAAAAAGACCGAATAAACGAAACATCAATCCGACCATTCCGCAAATCCACATATACCCACTTCCCTGAATATATCGACCCGCGCCTGCGTAATTACCGCTCACGCTATGGCGCTATCAGTAATAACTGAGGAATTTACCATGAGAGGACTTGCATACAATCCCGGCATTCTTCCGGCAGAAATGATTATTCGCCAACGCGTAAAGCCAATGCCATCGAGAGAGGAATTGCTTAAGAGAAAGAGTTTCTGCTCTGTTAATGATAACAAATATCTGAATGCGATGTGGCGGAGTGGGAAGAAATGAAACAAATGACACTAATTGAGATGGATGGATTTCTGAAAGGTAAATGCATCCCATGTGATTTAAAGGTTAACGAAACAAACGCTGAATATCTTGTGCGTAAATTTGCTGAAGCGGAGGCCAAGATTTCGGCTCTGTCCGAAGACCAGCAGAAAGCGATTGAGTCAATTAAGCAGGCTGATTCGGCTGTTAAGTTGGCACACGAGAAGTTTTCAGCGCTGGCGGCGGAGAACGCCGGGCTGAAACACGCAATAGCTGTAACTCTTGATCATGTGTCGGTCACGGATGCAGGGCAGGCCGGAGTTGCTGCAATGATTATCAACGATGCCCTACACCACAGCGAAACTCCAGCTACCGATGCTTTTCTGGCTGAAATTCGTGCGGAAGCACGCAACGAGGGTATTAACTATACCGCCAGCCGTCTTGCTGCTGCGTTCAATCACGGATTTATCAATAAGTCTTTGCGTGAAGTTTTCGACGTTACGCGCATGATTCTGTCAGCGAAAGAAGAGTTGGCTAATGAACCGTACCCGATTGATGGCCTGTCCGGTGAATATGCGGAGAAATCCCTTGAAGAATGGGCGGAACAGATTCGCAAAGGAGCTGACAAGTGAAGAAGATGATTTTTGTCGCGGCATTGTTGGTGAATATCCAACAAGTGCATGCTTCAGCAGCTATTGTAGCCTCTACCGCCGCGACCAGGAGAACGAGGATATTGCGCTAACGGTAGGGAAGCTGCGCGTTGAGCTTGAAGCAGCAGAGAACAACCTTATTGATAGCGAATGCCATGTTGCTGAACTGGAAGAAGCGCTACGCGATAAGCAGGCGTTACTTGAAGCCTCAGAAAAGCGCAACGCAAAATTACAAAGCGAGAATGCATACATCCGCAACCGGTACAAAGAACTGGACCTATTAATCGGGAAAAACATTCTGGTCATGCAGGCTGCCATTATCGAATGGCAGGCAACTGGCGACGCTAAGAGCGGACTAGCATGGATTTATAACACACTGTTTGGCCCTGGCGAATTACCGGACGAATCTGAGAAAGATGCTCAGGCCTACTTTAATCGCAAATATGCACCGATTGACGAAAAGCTTATGGCGCTTCACAAGTGGTTTTGGGAACAAAGTGAAGCCGAGCGCGCCGCTGGCATTCGCATCAAAGGAGAGTGAGATGAACGGACAAATCTCAATTGTTCGACCGGGAGCATGTGACGATTGCGAGATACGAATGATTATTCGTCTGGCGAGGGGGAAAACAATAACTGCTCTCATTACTCCAGAAAATCTCGCATTAGCATTAACCGGAAAGTCAGACCTGCCAGTAGAGCTAAAGCTGCGAAATGTTGAGATTAAGGTGAGTATCAGCAATGAATAACAATCCTCGCATTGGCGGGGATTTCTTTTATCTGAAAAGGACAGAATACATGATTAACAATATTGCAAATCAGTCTTCGTTTCCGGCTGCAACAATTGACAGCCAGATGCTGTTGAAAATGGTTAATGAGGCGCGGAGACTGCGAGGCGAAAAAGAAGTACGCAACAACGACTTCATTGCACGCATCAAAGATGAGCTTGAGGGGGAGGGTTACGAAATTTTCGTAACCCCCATGGATAAGAAAAAAGGCGGAGCGGATCAGGTGGTTATAGTGATGACCTACAAGCAAGCCCTGCGCGTCGCCGCACGTGAGTCGAAAGCCGTCCGTCGTTCGCTGGTCGACAAACTTGAATCAATGCAACAGCAGTTGCAACAAAAAACGACCACGAAGAAATCACCGGATGGCCTTGAAGAATTCCGTAAGGCACGCGCATTGAAAATGACCGTCGACACAATGAAAGACCTCTTCGACTTCCTCCCTCACCTCGCACCGGAAGCTAAACAGGTCGTTGCCGCCAGCCTGATTAATCCCGTCGTCGGCTTTAGTGCAATCCCTCTTCCGGTCATTGATGAACATCACTACTCTGCGTCGGAGGTTGGCACCATGCTTGGCATTTCAGCCAACAAGGTAGGGCGCATTGCCAACACCTACATGCTCAAAACAGAAAAGTACGGGAAGTGGTTCATCGACAAATCGGCGCACAGTGACAAGCAGGTCGAGACATTTCGCTACAACGAGGCGGGAGTGCACAAGATCGAGGAACTCATCGAAGGAGAACGAAAGGCTGCATGATTTTGACAAGATAGTTTTCCCCAAATCTGGGGGGAAAAGACCGAATGGCGCGGCTTACAGCAAGATAAAGACCACATGATTTGACAAATCCGCATTAACGGGGCTATATTCCGCTTCATGGTGCTGAACACACCTTGCAAAGCGGAAACCGCACCCGTCAGTCATGCGGCTTTTTTATGTCCATTTCTCAGATATGGTCGGGTAGCGCGTATACCGAAAAACAACCGAAAGGTTAAGGATACGGGCCGACTTTGCACGGTGTTCAAGTACCTGACCGCCCTGCTGAACACAGGGCTATCTGAACAAATGCAAAGGACATAAAAATGACCAGTCAACTCATCCCCGTATTCAACGGCACTATCGCCAACGAAACAGCCCTACTCTGCAATGCCCGCGATCTGCATGCTTTTTTAGGCGTGAAAAAGGTGTTTGCGGCATGGATTACAAATCGCATTTCAGAATACGAATTCATTGAAAATCAAGACTATATTTTGCTTTCCAATTTGGGAAAGCAAACATCTGGTAGAGGCGGTCACAACCGCAAGGATTACCACCTCACCCTCGACACAGCCAAAGAACTGGCGATGGTGGAGCACAACGAAAAAGGCCGCCAGATACGCCGATACTTCATCGAGTGCGAAAAGAAACTTCGCAGCATGCAACCAGCACAGCAATTCACAGACGAGGAAATCATCCTCCTCTGCTACATGCAGGTACAGATGGAGAAAGCACAGGACATCAGCAAACGCCTGTATCCGATATTGAAGGAACTGAACTCATCATACGCGAGCAAGCTGTATGACATCGCGTTTGAGACTTTCTACACGGTGACGAAAAACAGAGACGCATTGCTCAGGGAGGCAACACGAATTGACCAGACAAGCGCCATTTTCGAACGGGCAAGACCAATGTTAAAAAGCCTTCGGGCGAGACAATTCGAATTTTAATATCAAAGGAGCTTCGGCTCCTTTTTTTACAGGTGAAACTTAATGAAATTCAAAGTCACAGGTGAATGGAATGGAGAACCATTCAACAGAGTTATCGAAGCGGAGAATATCAATGACTGCTATGACCACTGGATGATATGGGCGCAGATAGCACATGCAGAAGTAACCAATATTCGAATTGAAGAACTGAAAGAACACCAAGCCGCCTGATGGCGGTTTTTTTATTACCTGATTTGCAGGTTCGATTCCATATTCGGAGATAGCACTCATGCAACACGAACTACAACCTGATTCACTGGTTGATTTGAAATTCATCATGGCTGATACTGGCTTTGGTAAAACCTTCATCTATGACCGGATTAAGTCCGGCGACCTGCCAAAAGCCAAAGTTATCCACGGGCGAGCAAGATGGTTATATCGTGACCATTGTGAGTTCAAAAATAAACTCTTAAGCCGCGCCAATGGGTAAAATAGCGGGTAAAATATTTCTCACATCTAAAAAACACCATTCCAATCAATCCCCTGCTGCCTCAAGTAGATGTCTGCAGGGGACACCAGATACCCTTCAAACGAAATCTACCTTCACCCCGTAAAAGATGGGTTTGGCAGCACACTTGCCTTATATCTACTCATTTTTACTGCAACAGGTTGAAATCTCAGCACTGTCAGAAAGCGCTGATGACTAAACAGCCCTGGGCCGGGCGATGTAACCATCACACAGAATCCTGATAGCGAAATATGGCGTGACTCGATACTTCACTCCGCAATGCATTCCTTGATGAATTCGCAGGACCGTGATACACGGGACAGGTCGCTGAATGACGACAATGTCCTGGAAATCAGCGAACCGCGCATCTGAAGTACATTTGAGCGACTGTACCAGAACATGAATGAGGCGTTTGGATTAGGTGATTATTAGCAGGGCTAAGCACTTTAGTATTATTATTTTCCGGTTGAGGGATAGGGAGATATCGACAACAACCGGAAAAGTTTACGTCTATATTGCTGAAGGTACAGGCGTTTCCATAACTATTTGCTCGCGTTTTTTACTCAGGAAGAAAATGCCAAATAGCAACATCAGGCAGACAATACCCGAAATTGCGAAGAAAACTGTCTGGTAGCCTGCGTGGTCAAAGAGTATCCCAGTCGGCGTTGAAAGCAGCACAATCCCAAGCGAACTGGCAATTTGAAAACCAATCAGAAAGATCGTCGACGACAGGCGCTTATCAAAGTTTGCCACGCTGTATTTGAAGACGGATATGACACAAAGTGGAACCTCAATGGCATGTAACAGCTTCACTAATGAAATAATCCAAGGGTTAACGAACAGCGCGCAGGAAAGGATACGCAACGCCATAATCACAACACCGATAAGTAATGCATTTTTTGGCCCTACCCGATTCACAAAGAAAGGAATAATCGCCATGCATAGCGCTTCGAGTACCACCTGGAATGAGTTGAGATAACCATACAGGCGCGTTCCTACATCGTGTGATTCGAATAAACCTGCATAAAAGACAGGAAAAAGTTGTTGATCAAAAATGTTATAGAAAGACCACGTCCCCACAATAAATATGACGAAAACCCAGAAGTTTCGATCCTTGAAAACTGCGATAAAATCCTCTTTTTTTACCCCTCCCGCATCCGCCGCTACGCACTGGTGATCCTTATCTTTAAAACACATGTTGATCATCATAAATACAGCGCCAAATAGCGAGACCAACCAGAAGTTGATATGGGGACTGATACTAAAAAATATGCCGGCAAAGAACGCGCCAATAGCATAGCCAAAAGATCCCCAGGCGCGCGCTGTTCCATATTCGAAATGAAAATTTCGCGCCATTTTTTCGGTGAAGCTGTCAAGCAAACCGCATCCCGCCAGATACCCCAGGCCAAAAAAGAGCGCCCCCAGAATTAGACCTACAGAAAAATTGCTTTGCAGTAACGGTTCATAAACGTAAATCATAAACGGTCCGGTCAAGACCAGGATGAAACTCATACACCAGATGAGCGGTTTCTTCAGACCGAGTTTATCCTGAACGATGCCGTAGAACATCATAAATAGAATGCTGGTAAACTGGTTGACCGAATAAAGTGTACCTAATTCCGTCCCTGTCAACCCTAGATGTCCTTTCAGCCAAATAGCGTATAACGACCACCACAGCGACCAGGAAATAAAAAAGAGAAATGAGTAACTGGATGCAAAACGATAGTACGCATTTCTGAATGGAATATTCAGTGCCAT